TAGCAACTTTAATTTGGCTATTTGAATCGCGCTTAGCAAGCGTGCTTGCAGTTGCGGCATCTGTTGCTCCGTTAAGAAGCCCAAAGAAGGTTGCTGACAGCAAACCAGCAGAGTCAGCGTCTGCAACCTTAAGAGTAAGGGTTATGGTGCCGTTTGATTCACTAACCTCAAGGGCTTCAGCAATCCCTGCGCCACCACCAGAAACGATAGTGTGTGGCAACGAACGCCATAAGCTATTTGCGAAAACCTTAATGGTGTCTGTGGTACTGTTGTAGATCAGTCGGCCTTCAAAGTTCCCGCTTGACGGGTCTGTAGCAAGCACTTCAAATGTTGCATTGATAATTTGATTTTGGTTAAGATCTAAGTTTGTTACAAATTTAGTTGCCATTTTTGGTCAGGTGCCATTTCTTTTAATGTTTTTACGGTTAGTTGTAATTATGTAAGGTATGCGTATCCTGAAAATGCTGAAGTAAACAACGCACTTATCGAACTAGTACTATTATAGACTATTTCTCCGACCACCATAGTCCTGGCAGAATCAACAATTGTGACTGACGGGAACCCGCCGAGAGGGTGAGAAATATTCCAAGTGGACGAGGCAGCAGACTGCGTATGAATATAGCGAGAAGTGCCAGCCGATGCGTAGGTAGGTGACGCTGGCCAAGCCCCGTTAGCCTTTGGCCCGTAGTACGACCCGTTAAGACTGTCAATGTAGATATCGCCGTCAAAGCCTACTGTGTCAGACGGTGCGCCTTCATCGATTAAAACTCCAGGGCCTCTTGGGCCAACTGGGCCGCGACTAACACCAGTAGAAACTGCTTCTCCAGCGTAGGCAGAAGTCCCTGACTGTAGTTCTACTGGTGAGCCATCTCCGAATGGCAAAACTACAAAAAATCTTTTTGGTTTTACACCGTATAGACGCACACTGACTGAATACGCCCAGCCTTGCGGTGACAGAAGCAAGTTGTCTGTTGTCGGCAGTGCGATTGAAAAAGACCCATTGATGTCAAGCGTAGCTGTAATGGTATCTTCAATAACTACAGCGTCTTGGTCATCTAATATTCTTGCAGTCGGAGTGAAAGTAACTCTACCTTTTGCAGGCGACCCAGCGCCTGTTAAATAGGTAGCAGTGACAGTTCTTGTTACTACGTCATTTGGCCAGGTCACCCGATCTCCAGTCTACTCTACTGTGTTATTTTATCAAATAACTACAGTGTAGATAGTAGAGTGCTTAGTCTAGCCATACGGTGTATTCTGCCGTAACTCTTCCCTTGTCTGGGTCAACGAAATGAAGTCTCTGTGAAGGCTTTCCTACTGCGGCTATCACTTCACGAGCGTACTCGTTGTGCGATTCTGGCGACCCAGTTACAAACACTCTACCAGCATTTGCCATTGTCATCGTAGTGGGGGTATGAAAGTGGCCCATATACACATCGGTAAACGGCTCCACTACGCCAGTAGCCCACGCGTTCGCTTTGCGTAGAATCCCTGCCTGAGCTTTGCATTCATCTCCGTGCACAAGCAATGCTTTGTAATTACCGATAGTAACCATTTGGTACCAGTCAGGTGACATTTGCCATGTGACATTTTTTAGATCTTTTGTTCTGTCTTGTGCGATCTTATAGGATATTGCGTCAATATTGTCGTTTGCTGGCATTTCGCCTTTGCGGCCGAGTCGGCCGTGGTTTCCGTACTCGCAAACTACATGCACTTTGTCAAAAAATGCGGCAAAGGTTCTAATGAGAGTCTCTTCAATGCGCACAGTCTCAAAAAGTTGTTCAAAAAGATGAGCTTCAACTTCCCAAGCTTGACCCGGGAAAATAGTAATCCCTTCAACCATGTCTCCACCAAACATTACAACGCATTCACGAACTGGGTGATGGGTTCGCTGAACTGTTGTAAGCTCCATAACCTTGCGCGCTAATTGTTCAATACGCTCTGAGCACTTTTCCATTCCGTATGTGATGCTTCTTTTGCCGTTTTGCCAGTCTGTGGCGTGGACTAGAGCTACTTCTGGTTTAGTTTTTCTAGTGTCTTTTTGTGGTTTTTGTACTGGCGATTTTAACGCTTTGCCTAGGCCACAGGCGATAGCGGAATCATGAGCAGCGGCATACACTGCTTCTACAATAATTTCATTGGCACGCTTGGCTTTATACTGCGCTTGCTGCGCTTTCTTGAGTGCAGCGCGAAGTTCTGTTATTTCGTCTTCTTTGCGAATGTCGTCTGAAAGGCTCATTTAATTTCCGTCGTCAATTCTCCGCGGCGATAGCGGCTAATAACATTAATAGCTAATTTGTGCCCGCGCTTGGCTAGTGCCTTTGAAATATTCGATGCCGGAATTGCATGGTCATTTAGCGCTTTTAGCAGATCTTTCTTTTCGTCGTCAGGTAGCGAATCTAGTATCTCAGCGATACGAGATCTATTACCTTTTTTTGATTGCTCTTTTTTGATATCATCAAATAAAGACCCCACGTAAGTGCCTCCTGTTTTCGGTACAATCATACAGTATCATATACTGTTTGTTGTATTGTACATAAGTTAGAACTTAGCTGCATAAAAGTATGATACAGTTGTATCCCAAAAACTTACTGAGTTCTATTGAAAATTACTTCAAGAAGCCAAAAACAAAGACAACTGTTTGATATAGTGACCAGGTTACAAATTTCACAAATGTCACAAAAAACTCTCTAACATGGACATTCAAAATGCAAAATACAGAAAGCAATAAGCGACTTAGCGTACGTCGAGTTGCGATAATGCTTGGTATACCAGCGCGAGTTGTTGCGCGTGCTGTAGCCAGCGGCGAACTGCCAGCAATTAAAATAAAAACCGAGACTGGCCGAGATAGAGCTTATATCCTGTACGAAGACGCTCAAGCGTGGGTATGTACGTTGCAACAGAGCGTGAGCGCTGCAAAGTGAGTGACTGGGACAAAGCAAACGGAAGACTCGGGCCTGCAGCAGAATGGTATGCGGCTCACGGTTGGAGCGTTCTACCGTGCTATGGCATTGTCGGCGGCCGTTGTACTTGCGGCGGCGCGCATGCAGAACCAAAAGATGTTGGAAAGCACCCAAGTATTGGTGAATGGAATAGTCAAGCTACGCCAAACGTTGAAGTTGTAAAACAATGGTGGACTGCTAGCCCAGAACAGAATACTGCGGTATTCTGTCGCCCTAGTGGATTTTTTGTAATTGACATCGACCCACGAGCTGGCGGGCCAGACTCTTTTGAAAAGTTTGAAGCTCTTGTTGAAGGAGCACTACCGCCAACTGTTGAGGCAATCACCGGAGAGTATTCAATCGGTGGGAGAATTCAACGTGGCAGACACCTATTCTATAAATGTAGTGAGTCTGAAGCGCTTGTTGGTAATCTTAAAAAAGCAGGTCTTGGTGGAATAGACATTAAACATAATGGCTATGTTCTTATTGCGCCGTCGCGTCACTTTTCTGGTGTCTGCTATGAATGGGCGCCTGGTAGAGCTCCTTGGGAAATTGAAATAGCGCATGCGCCTGAAGAACTTTTAGTGTCACTGCGCAAGCGCGGTAAGCGAGCAGAGACAGCGCTTGGCGAAGGTGACTGGGGCTTTTTAGACTCGTTAGATTTTGCTGGAGAGCGTGTCGATGTAGATCGCTTGCTTGCCGACGGTATTGACGAAGGTTCTAGAGCTGTAGATATTTATGCTCTTGCGTGTGCACTTGCAAATAAGTTCCCAGCAAATACTGAAGCAGGTCGTCTTGCAATTGAAACAATGATGATTCGGTTCAATGCAGAAAAAGTTCGGCCACCACTTGAGCTTGAAGGCCCTGGCGGATTGCTTATGCACGTTCGAAGAGCTATTGATTTTGTAGTCAATAACCCAAAAACGGAAAGACTATGGCCTGGATTAAAAGAATGGGCAAATAAATCAACTGAGGAGAGCCGTGCATCTATTTCGCAATCGCAACAAACAACAAATACTTCTCAGTCAGTCGGCTTTTCTAACCTTCCCGGTACTATTGGTGGCGCTGTGCACAGCTCTATGGTTGACGGCGACTCGTTATCGTCAGCGACTAGCCTCATTAACATCGACGTACCACTTGACCCAGATGCTCTTGGTTCAGAAGAAGGCGGAGAACCGGGCAAACGAAGTCTTACTGACACTGGTAATGGGCGACGACTCGTTGACTCTTTCGGACCAGCAATTAGATACACTCCAGGGCTTGGCTGGTTTCATTGGGACGGCGGATATTGGAAGCCTGACGTTGAAAGTCTCGAAATGCGTGAGCTCTCTAAGAAAATTGCGCCAATCGTTGCAAGTGAGGTTGTTCACTATCTTGACGACGCGGACAAACAGTCAGAAGTAATTCGCTGGGCGCAACAAGCAAAATCTAATTCGCGTATCAATGGCTCTATAGAAAGCGCTACGTCTGACCCACGGGTGCAAGTTGATGTAAATTCTTGGGACAGCGATGAAACACTTCTTGGCGTTGCTAATGGCGTTATTGACTTAAGAACTGGAGAATTACTTCGTGGCCGACCAGACCTTTACATTACTCGTAGGGCTCCTGTTGCTTATAACCCCGGGATTCGCAATATTCGTTGGGAACAATTTATTGATTTTGCTACAGGCGGCGATAAAGAATTACAAGAGTGGTTGCAAAAAGCAGCAGGATACTCTCTAACTGGTTTACGCACATATGACATTATGTTTCTTGTGTATGGTCCGCCTGGCTCTGGTAAAAATACACTGGTTGAAGCTCTTGTTAAAGCAATGGGCACATCGCAATACGCGTGGCCACTTGACTCAAGCATTCTTGCCCAAGGGGACGGGCAAGTGCACGGCTCTGATCTTTACCACTGGGCAGAGCTTCGAGGTCGTCGTATGGTTTGGGTCGATGAGCTCCCAGAATCTGAGCGTATAAAAGAAAACTCAATTAAGAAGTTAACTGGTTCATCTGAAATTTCTGCTCGTTCTCCTGGCGAAAAGCCATTTACATTTCAATCTCGTGCGAAGCTCTGGATTACTACTAACCACAGGCCAATCATTACTGACGACGCTATGTGGCGCAGAATTCGTCCAGTGCCACTGACAAAAGTTCCAGAAAATCCAGACCCAGATCTAAAGCACTATTTGTTCGACCCAGAAGGTGGACTGCCAGCAGTGCTGTCTTGGGCAGTTGAAGGCGCTATCAAACTTCTTGGGTCTAGCGCGAGAGATGCACTAGGCTGGTGCTCTGTTGTTAGCGAAGCCGCAGATATTTACCGTAAAAATGAAGACCGTATCGGGTTCTTTATGACAGAAGAAACTAAAGAAACTGAAGGTGCGTCTACGCCTGTCAAGTCTTTGTACGCTGTCTATCGCGTATGGTCTGAAGAGCGTGGTGAAAAGCCAATGACACAGATTGCGTTTCAACGAAAGCTAAGTGAGCGTGGGATGGAGATCAACGGTCTAGGCTCTAGAGCAGAAATCGCTGGGAGAATGCTCATGCCGAGATCAGTCTCTACAGGAGAAGTTGACTGGGGCATCGCAAGTAGATTTGCAAGATGAGTAAATTAGTTGACTTTTTCACAAGGCGGCGGGTCATTGTTGTAGTGAATACCGCTGGTACAAAAATAGCAAAAATACGTCTTTCAAAGCGTGAGTTTAATGACATTAAACTTAAGGCAGATAATGACTATCTGTCTGTTGAGAATTACATTCTTAAGGCCATAAAAAATTACTTAGAAATAGCGTGAAACTGGGACCTGTTTTCTTTTAGTTTCAATGTAATATCCCATTATAAGGTTTGACGCCTTGGGAGAGGGGCGTCTATAGCCGGAGTGAGCGTCTTAATGACACGGTTTTAAGTATGCTCCTCCGGCTGCCTTTGTCTATCCAGATAGTTCTTAACTGTCGTCGGGTGCCACTTTTTGTCAAACGCTGTTTTGACATCGTCTTTGTTGAGACGATCTGCAATTGCCTTGTATGACATTCCGCCTTCTCTGTACTTTTTGATTGT